TGAAAAAACAGAATGATTTAATCGAGCGTTTAGACAAAGCGATGGCTGAGATGATCCAACAAAAAGAGGATGAAGCAGCCAAAAACCAGGAACCCCAATTGTATGGATTACGCAACAAAGATGGTAAAATTGTTGCGGGACAGCTCATTCGAGGCATCCGAGTTGATGGTGGGATAAAGCGGTCAGGTGATAACACAGTAATGGAAGGCGATTTTGTCTACATACCTGAAGACAGTGTTGAAAGCGTAATTAAATACAACAACGACACCGTTGAGCAAATTACAGTGCAGATGGCCTCAGACGCCAACTTGGCTCGGGACATTGTGGACCTAAGAGACATCATCGTTCAGAACCCGGCAATTACTAACCGATTTGCTGTCGGAGCGTCACAAGTATCGACATTCCTGAAGGAGGGCGTATCGGCGGTTGCTAGTCTGATGGAGGAGGACCAAGAGTACAGCTATGAGCAAGCTGTTGGTCTCCTTGATCGCATAGAAGATTTGACGCCTCAACGACGAGAGGCAGAGATGCTAAAGCTACGGGTCGCTTATGGTTTAGCCCGTCTACAAGGCTCAAGCGGAATGTCTTTGTCGGATAAAGAATTGAAGGCACAGTTGGACAGCGTTCTGGCGAATGGCGACCCAGCTAAGGCACTTTCATTATTGAACCGTCAGTTGAAGTCATTAGTAGAAAGTTCTGAAACTACTAGAAAAACTCGGGTTAGCGGATTCTTCGATCCAGAGGGTGCCGGGGATGTATTTGGTAACGCAATTTGGAACCAATCTATGGATGATTACATCCGAGGTGAAATTGGTGAAGAGCGTCAGCAGGCATATGACGATGCTCTCGCAGGCAAAACTGATTACCAAAATTTGCCTCCAAAAATAGAGGAGCAGAAAATTTCTCTAGAGGATTGGGCTAATGGCAGCACTGCGCAAGGAGTGTTCCCATTCCAGACCTACAAAAACAGCCTTCAAAAATACGCTGAGACAGTGAAAGACAATCCGAAGGGCGAAAGCGAATTGAATGCGATGTACGAAAGCATCGTAGCGGACATGCAAAAAGCTGGTTTTGTTGTTGATGTTGCAACGCTCAAAAGCATGGTGGGGGCAAAATAATGGCAGACAACACAGCTACTGATCAGCTATCAGAATTTGAAAAGTTTGTTAACGAAACTAATGCTAAATATGGCAGAACTATCATTGACTTAGAGAAGGAAACTAATGTCAATGAAAACGTTGAAGCCTTGCCCGGTGGCAACATTGGCATTGATGTAACGGATGAGATCAAAGCAAGCCAACAAGCGGATCAAACTCGGGATTATGAGTACTTTTATGGTGAAGGACCCGAGCGACCTGATCTAACCACATACATGGGTGCAGCCATTGGTGCCGCCGACAACTTCATCACTGGTAATGATACTCCAAACCAAGCCCAGCTTGATGTAGCCGCTTTTGACCAAAAACGAGCGGAGTATGAACAGGAAGCTAGAGCAACTTATGATGCTTTGGAGGAATATGATCTACCTGAGCTGAAAATGCTTGGTGGTCGCATTGTCGTACCCCCTGGACTGACAGACAATGAAGTAATGGCTGATGGTAAGGTCAAAGTTAATCGCCGCATGTACACTGACGAAAATGGTGACCTGCAGACGGCCTTCATACTTGTACCTCCGCCTGACAGTTCAGCGTTTGAACGTATGATCGATCAGGCGACCCGCAATATCCTTCAGGAAACACTTGGATTGGTCGAGCGGGAACAAGATGGCTCTCTGGATGTTAATATCCTTGAGGAGAGCGATTTTGCAGCATCAGTTCCCGATTATGAACAGGACGGTGCGGAAGGCGTATTCACAACAATACTTACATATGGCCTTCCATCAGCGAAAGCGACGAAAGTTGGAAGCAATATTGGCCGTACTCTTGGTGTTGGCAGGAAGTCAAAGACCGTTCTAGGTGCTTCCGGTGGCGCCCTTGGTGCTTCATTAATTGAAGGTGTTTTGTCCAGCGAAGGCGATCAGGGCATGGTATTCACCCCTGATTTATTACGTTCTACATTTCCAAACAAATCTGAAGAAAGCCTGAATGATCTAGCAATTGTTTTAGATGGCTTGGTTTTAAATGGTATTGTGGACAGTTTGCTGGGTTTTGGTGGCCTAGTGATGGGCAAAATTGGCGATAAAACCAAAGGTGCAAGGGGCCTTGTAGACCCCACATTCGTTAGCAACGAAGCAGAACGGGCAGCAGTGCTTGGTATATTTAAGCAGATTGACCCTGATCTTGTGGATGTTGATAATCGGACCTTGGCTGAAGGTTTGCGAAACCTATCGGAGGTTTTGGATGCCAATTCCGAAGTCTTGGTGCAGATCGGACAATCGAGCGCAAAAGTCCCTGTAGACACAGTAAATGCTATCCGCAACGGTGCAGAGCAGTACGTCATTGCCACATATCAAAATATGCGCCGGGATATCCCAGACTTTGATGCATTTGTTGAGCAAAAGACAAACGACATGGTCCAACGTACCATCAGCCTTGCTCGGGCAAATGAGGGCGCAGAAGTCTTGCGTCAATCACAGTCAGATATGCTTTCAAGCGTTGGTAAAGTGATTGATCAGGAGGTTGCGAGAGTTAATCCTGATGCGGCTTCATTGTCCGATGCAGCGGATAGTCTGGTGACACAACGCCAGCAGCAAATTGATGCAGCACAACAAACGCAGGAAGTGCAGGAAGCAACAGCGCAGGGATTTAGAGCGCAGGCTGGACGGGCGGTTTCAGATGATCCGTTCATCCAGAAAATGCTCAGTGATACCGATGCTTTCAAATTCTTTGATGAAACCAACTACATCAACAGCATTAAAGGTTTGGTCAGCGATGAGTATCTGGAAGCTTACACAGCCGCATACAAGCGGGTTGGTGAAGCTTATGATCGTATCCCTAATGCGCCGATTGATGTGAATGCGTTCAAGAACCAACTTTTTGATGTCTTCAACACAATTGGTTCAACAAGCCAGGTTACGGATCAAAGCAGATTTGTGATGGGCGAACTAGAGAAGGCCATAGGCAGCAAGGTGAAGCCACAGGGAGATAATCTTCTACTGGCTGATCCTAGGGGTGAGCTGGCGGGAGAATTAACGCCACAGCAATTCATTGATGCGGTAGGTGACGATCTTGGATTTGCTGATCTCTACAAACTCAAGAAGCAACTAGGCTCCACTATTGATGGAATGGACCGTAGCCCAGTTCGGCAAAAGCTCATCGAACTTCGAGACCACATCACATCCACAGCCGTCGATGATAATGGTAACCCAGTCGGTCAGATGGCTTACGTCATTGCAAATGGTGGTGAAGCAGGGGAATTGGCGCAAGCCGCAGATGCTCTGTTCATTCAAACGCAAAATAAGTTTGCGCAAGGGGTCGGGGTAAAGCAGCTATCAGATTTAGCCGTTGAGCCAGCCTACAAGGGCGCAAACACACCCGTACCTGATGGTGGCCGAACCCGAGGTATGGTTGCAATGGATAGCCAATCTGTGGGGCAGGTGGTGCCACAAATCATGGCAGATCGCACTGGGGCTGAGTTTGACCAACTCGCTTACGCCCTGAGCGATAGCTTACGCAGGGATGAAGTGGCCAAGCCGCTTCTAGATTTGTACGAAGCCCAAGCAATCGACAGGTTGTCAAAAGCACTTGCAAACAATGATCAACAGACAATCGATCTAATTGATAAAAGCTTTGATAGCTTCATCAGTGAATTAAGGCGCCTAGAAAGCCCGTTAGTTTCTCAGCTTGAGGATACGAAACGCAGAGTTTCGTCGGTTCAGAATGAATTAGGCAGCAGGGCCTTGGCTGCAGATGAGTTTGCGAAAGAAGCTGCGATGCGCAAAGCAACAGCCGAACAGAATATCATATCCAAGTTGATCGACAGTCAGGGCAGGGCAAAATCTAGCCCAGCCATCACACTCCGAAATCTGATCAGTGGAGATAATGCGGGGAATAACGTCAAAGACCTAGTGGAACAGATTAATACACTGCCACAGAGCGAACGAGAGGCGTCTATGGCTGCATTGCAGGGCACTTTGCTCATGCTAGTGCGGGATGCAGCTTACACTGCTACGCCAGCTGATGTTAAGGGCGCTACAGTGGAGTCATTGGCAGGGATTAACCGACTAACCAATGATCGGGCGTCAGGCATTCTGTCAGCTACCGCTCAAGTCTTCCCTGATGATCCATTTATGGAAGAAACATTAAGGCAGGCGCTGGGTGGCTTGAGCGACATGAGCATTGCCAGCCGCATGAAGGTGTCCAAGGCCGGATCTGATACGGCAGCAAACCTTGGGATCAGAGACAGCGTTTCTACGGGTATTCTGTTTGCCTTTGGATACATGAACCCGACTGCAGCAGCCGCTAGACGACTTACTGCCGCCCAAATTGAAGCTATGGAGAAGCTAGGCAAGGAGCGGCAGAAGGAAATCATTACGACTGCATTGGCGGCACCAGAGGAGCTTGCTCGATTGGCGGAAGGCATTGCCAATAAGTTGGATGAAAAGACTTTGACTACATTGAAGCGAGAATTCCTACAGGCAGCAGAGCGGACCATTCGCTATGAAGTGAGGGTAGGGCCAGAGACAGAGGAAGACGTTGATCAGCAGACACAGAGCATGCTGGGCAATGCGGTTAATGTTGTAGGAAACGCATTTAATAGTGTTTTAGATTTTGTAAGGTAAAAAAGAAACAACCCTCGCAGAAAACTACGAGGGCTGCTGTATCTAGCTCATCCAGAAGCGACCAAACTTCTGAACTCGCCTTAAAAATGACAGATTCTGTCTAAGAGTTAAAGTTATTTATACACAGGTGTGGATAGGCAGTGGATTTTTGATCACATTAAGACCCTTCGGGGTCTTTTTTTGTGGGTTGAAGGTACTGCACTTGTGACATTGCTTCGACGGCTTTATCCCAATCAATCTGCCCAGAGTATACGCCATAAGTCATTGTTTCTATTTGGTGACCGATTATTCGAGCAGCAAATGTTTCATTTACGCCAGCATTTTCAAATCGATTTGCCAATGTACCGCGCAAGCTGTGAAACACTTCTCTTTTAGTTCTGAAGCCAAGATCAGCTTTGAGGCGACTAAACCGATGGCTTATGCCCTTTGTTCGAACTTTATACTTATTGTTTGCCGACTCACCTGAAATTAAAAAACCGTCTTCGCTCGTTTGAATTAAACGTTCCACAAGCTGCTGAATATCGCTGTGGATAGGGATATCCCTTAGCCCGCTGTAGGTCTTACTGTCGGTTACGGTGAAGCGATCTGAACCGACTTCTGTTACTTTCATGTGCAGGATTTCACCTAAGCGCATTCCAGTGTACATCCCGATCTTGATGGCATCCTCAAGATTTTGATCATTTCGATTTTTTGCCTCATCTAACAATTTAAACAAATCCTCAACTTCGAACGGAACATATGATGTGTTTGTTGAAGCCTGCTTGTTAGCTTTTGTTCTAGAAATAGAGGGGGCAACACCAGGGACCAAAGTTAGGTTCACCGCCTCGGTGTATCGTTCTGCACAATATGACCAGTAGAGCTTGATGTAGCCGAAGTTTTTCCGAACAGTGCGGATTGCCCACTCTGCTTTCAACTCGTCAATCCATTTTACCAGTTCTGGTTTCGAGATTGTTTCAAAGAATGGAAACTTTTTGCAGAAGCGTTTGAGTAAAAATGAGCGGGCGCCATCCGCAACTTGTGGATCATATCCATGCTGGCTCAACCATTCATCGACATACTTATTTGTCGGTGTGTAGCCCTTACTGACAATTCCATACACTCGAATGTTTTCTTTTTCAGCATCAGACAGCGCATCAAAGTCATCGCCAAATTCCAGTCCGCTGGCTACTGCAGCCAAACCTTCTTCTCCGGCGCCAAGCTCATTGAACATCTGATGTGCCTGTTGAACCTTGTCGTCGAAAGGAGATGAAGCATGGAGGTTACCAGCTCTTGCCGCTTTAATCTGGCGCTTCCATTCAGCAATTAATGGGAGCTTAAGAATTTCAGCTTCACTGAAATCACTGGTGCCTAAAGTCTTTTTGAAGATACTTTTGCCAAAGGTCTTTTGAAGGTCTTTTGGGATACGCATAGACGCCGAGTAGGTGTTCCATTGTAGCTCAAGATATTGCCCAGACTTCATACGTTGCCCCAAAAATTTTACACTAGGTTTTTACACTAGGTTTTTACACTAGGTCAAGGATAAAACTCAGTAATAGTGGGTTTTAATGGGTTTTAGAAATTTTGGGGTAGTGTCCCGCTACCCGCTCCAAGGATAAAAAATCACATAAAATCAATGGTTTAAGTAAAATCAGTGTTTCATTTTTACACTAGGTTTTTACACTAGGTTTTTACACTAGGTGGTGCGTTTTTATTATAGAGTCAGCTTTAAATAAAAAAGGCCCCTACGATGAGAGGCCTTTTTTGTCATTTTTTAACAGGGCTAATCAGTATCTGTGTCGTCCGTATATACGCTCAGACCTACTTCGCCATGCAATGTCCCACTTGCATAATGCCCTTGGGACATATGGAGTTTCCAATCATCATTTGCGCCTGATGGCCGGATCTCCAGTGGACAATTGTTTGCTCTAGCATCAATGAGCAGATCAATCAGATCGTCCAGTTGTGAGGGTGAAAACAGATACGAATGCGACTGCTCGTTTCGTACTATTTTCCTTATTGCATTCATTATCACCTCGCGGCTTCTGGGCAGATGCCTCTACCCGTTTCAGTTGGGTGCGTATTCGATTTTTACTCGCTCGCCAGCTCCATGCCGTTTGGGAGGTCCTACCGGGTATCTCCCGAAATATCTGAGGTCCACTAAGGGGTGCCTCTCGTTTGGTCTACATCAGTCCCTGGCAGGGGGTGCTGAATGAATTAGATACAGCGTTTAAAGTTTCTGGGTCCGCCCGCTTATGGGGGTAGGGTGTCCAGCAACTTGCGTTTGATAGTCCGCCGACTGTGCTGTTGGCCGCCTTATCGGTGGGCCAGACCATAGTTAGTGACAACAACATACCATGGTCTCACAATGGCACAAACCGCGATATGCACTTTTATCGCGGTTTTTTGCGACAAACTTGGGTTGACTACATGCTTCGGAAATCAAATTCTGATTCGGAAAGCGTTCACTTTATGTTCCAACCTACTGAATTCAAATAAAAATCGCATTTAAACAAAAATGCCCACCACATGTAGTGGGGGCGAAAAAAAATTTTCAAATATCTGGTATCGAACAACAGCTTAAAGGTCAAAAGTAAAGCGCAAGTGCATATGTGTAAATTAAGTGATTACACCCGATTCGAATCACTTCACCTGTGCCAATAACGGGACCAAGGTCGTTGCACTAACCGGGATTGAAATACTGCGCTCATAGGGGTCAACTTTATTGGGTGTTGAAACGACATCTGCCGCTCGCACATTTCTGCTATGAACGTACATCGCATGTGTTTTGGCGCGATTAATTATCAGAAACACACAATCTTGTTCTGCAAACTTCATTTTGCGCAGGGGCAGCAAAAGGGTGTCCCATGGGAAATCAGTGGTGGTCCATGAATCTCGTATTTCAACTTCACAAAGGAACTTACGACCCTGACCCTCAACAATCAGATCCACACCACATTCTTCTGGGTTTTCGCTGCAATCATACCCAAGCTTTTTCCAGAACATAATTCCCAGCGCCTTGGCGGGGCCATCAAACTCCGCCAATCGCTCTGGTTCAAACACCTTAGCCATACTGGCGCTTCCGATTGTTGTCATAAGCGGTGTTCCAGCCTCGGTGCCACTCCCGTTCGTAGAATGAGCCTTTACGGTAGACGCACTCATCATTTGCGATGAATGCGTTGTAACCATGCTCGTAGGGTGTTTTTGCAGGGAATATCCGTTTCATGATTAAACCCCGCATGTTCCGCCAGTGCCACTGATGTCGCAAATGTCATGCGTTTCGATGGCTTCTTCGAACTCTGTTCCCAATTTTGTCACAGCCTCGCTGTAAGGCACACTGGTGAGGGGTTGACCACCTCTGGACCCATCAGGGTAACAGGTGAAGCCTCGAAGCCTAGGAGCGTATTTAGCCAAGGTCGTAGCGAACTTCTCAACGGTGTCATCATTGTTCAGTTTGCTGCCCCATGACGGCAGGTTGATTGTCGATGAAATCGATTGATCAACGTAATCTTGAACATCCGCCTGAAAGGCCATTCTGCGTTCATAATCTTCAGCTAGATCAATCGCACTTTCCACACCCTCTGGATCAACCCCGTAGCGGTCAATCAGCTCCTGTGCAGCACTATCAACCACATACTGATACACCCAACGGTTCTGACCCTTCAGGTAACGCCGTTTGTAGGCGACCGCAAAGATTGGTTCGACCCCGGTGGATGTGCCTGCCAGGATTCCTATGCTTCCTGTTGGTGCCACCGCCCTCTTGGCGACAGGACGGGACAGATCCAACGCATCAGCCGTTTTCGCCGATGTATCGTCCGATACGCCTCGATATACTGACAGCCACTGATGCAGTTCAGGTGTCACCTCATACCGATAGTCCCGTTTGATCAACCATTCATGGATGCCCATCAAGCCAAGCCCAAGGCGGCGGTTTTTTTGCCTTACGTCATAGACTTTCTCGTAAGGCAGTTTGGCTTTCATGGTGCCGCAGATCAGGAACTTAGTCGCCAAATGCACTACATCGGCAAACTCATGGATGTCGTCGATCCGACCCATGTTCAGCGATCCTAGGTTGCACACATCACTATCATCAGCACTGGTGACCTCGGTGCAGGCGTTGCGGAGCGTTTCATCATTCTTATCGAAGAAGTTGAAACTGAAACCGGGTTCCGCAGTGCGCATCGCCTGTCGAACGTTTTCGATAAACACATCACCGGGGTGCCCAGTCGCATAATATTGCATTAACCAATCTGTGTCGTAGTTGACGCTGATGTTGGTCATGTCTAAGGGCGCTGGGAAATTGAAATCAGATTGCTTGATGTCCCACAGGCTTTGACCTGTTTGCCCAACTGGCATGTTTTGCCAATCCTTAGCCTTTAGGAAATCGCTGATGTCACCATGCTGCCAGTTCAATGAAGCATATATCGCTGATCTGCGGGAACCGCCCTGCATTACCCGTCTGCCGATTTCGTTGACCATATTCATCTTGGGGATTGGCCCTGATGCAGTGCCACCAGTTTTCTGTATGGGCGTTCCAGCGGCCCTGTAGACGCTGTAATCGACGCCTATGCCACCACCAGTCATTAGACAGCTTTCGGCCTTCCATGACAGGTCCGCCCAATCCTCTCGGGTGTCCTCTTCGGCCTTTAACAAATAGCAATTATTGAAGAACTTATTGGGACGGCCCGCATAGTAGAGGTAGCGCCCGCCGGGGATGAACTTCATCTCGGCGATATATTGGGTGAGTTGATCAACTTCATCCTTGGTGAGGACATCACCACAAACGTCCTCCACTAAAGTTTTTGCCAATTGTTCCCAAGTTTCCGCACCTTCATGCCGATATTTATGGTTGAAGATGTCTTCTGAAAACTTGGATCGGAACGCCGGATTCAGGTTTGATTTATACGCCGCCATCAGACCAAATCCCCCAAATCAGGTTCTTGGTAATTGGGACCTTTCATCACCTTGCCATCACTGCGGACAATAGGGTTCCCATCATCGTCTAGCTTGGACATATTTGATGCATGAACCCGCCGGAACGCTTCGTCTAAATCCCAGCCGAAGGTGATTGCGTACCCATAGGTGACGTACAACACATCACACAGCTCTTTCAGAAGGTTTTCTTGTTCCTCCGCTGCACACACTTCATCGAACTCTTCGCTCATGAGTTTCATGCGCAGGCGGTCTGCCTCACTGTTTTGTTCATATGGCAGGCCAATGCTGTGCCCCATGATTTTGTGAAACTGCGCCACCATCTGCATTGGCGTTTTGCCCAGGTATGAATCTGGGTCCATAAACGCCAAGCGGTTTTCGTCGTAATATTCAAATGAAACGTCCATCAGTTATCTTCCTCAACAACAGCTATGAGGCGGTCGAGGTACCAAGCCGCCTTATTTAAATCTTGAAGGCCGTTTTTGTACGGCCAACGGTGTAGATATTTCGCGACATTGCCCCGCAGATAGCCGATCAATTCTGGCTTTGTGAGGAAGTCGCTGATGTAATCGATGCACTCGATTTTGCCTTGCCCGTAGTGGGGCGGATGGTGGACCGCATCGTCAAAGAAATCGGTTGTTTCCCGAACGAAATCCTCCATCGTTACATCAGTTTTGTAATCCATCAGTGCAACTTCCCCTTTGGAAAGTGCAGGAGGTTGGCAGGCTTAGGTGTATCATCGGAAGCTTCGGCCTGATTGTGGTCATATTCCTCAATCATCCGCTGCTCTTCCTCAGTCAGACCCCGGCCAGCAAGCATAGCCATTTCACCTAACTGATGCATGAACTCAGTCTGATATTTCAGCATGTAGTTCAGGCCATCCAAGATCATTTCAAAATCATGCACCGCATGTTTGTCGAACTGATCAGTGAAGTTGTGACCTGTCATGATTTCCATGCCACCATCCTCTTTGCAGTGGATGATGAGGCCCATGGTATCAGACGGTAGCATTCGTTCTTTATCGTTCATTGCGAACCCTCGAAATAAGTTTAAAAAAATGATCTGCATCGATCATGGCGAGTGGGGGGCGACGATCAGCTTTCAAGATCACCAGAGGTTCTGCGCCATCAGGGCAATTGTCCTTGGCTTGATCCATGAATGCGTAAACGGCGATGCGTTTTTGCGATTTGCACTCGACAGAGTAAGGAAAGTTTTTCCGCGCGGCGGAGGCCAACTGAATGTCCTCACCGTTCTGTCCCATGCCAGTTGAGCGAACATCGTCACTCGTCAGCTTGGGAAACATCTCCAAGATTTTGTCGCGTACATATTGCTGCAACCGCCGCCCTTTTGCTTTCGCAGAGGCGGGTTTGATGGCCATTACTGATCCTCAACGAACCAATACTTAGGCGGATTCTGCGCTTCCGATTTCGGATGGGCTTTGTATTCCGCATCAGGCCAGCAGGTCGCCAAGTAGGGGCAAAATTCGCATGTTTTGCACAGGTGCTTTAGCCCTGTGGGTTTACCGCGCCATTTGTCCTCAACAGGCTCAAAACTGCGTTGGAAGTGCGCCTTTGATGTGATCGCAGAAACCGTATCTTCGATTTTGTGCATGACAGACGATTGCTCATCTTCACCGCCTTCGAATTCAACGACCTTGATGCGACCAGTGCTTTTGCACATGACGATCCAACCGCCAGGCTCTTTGCCCTTGGCTTTTGCGTAGCCAACTAATTGACCAATGTACCCGAAATCATCGCTCTGTTTTAATCCCTCGTAGCCCTTTGACCATTTATTATTAAAGGCCCAAGGGGAGCAGGATTTAACGTCATAGACCTTGTCGTCTACCTCGACATCGTCAGTTCCATTGATGATTGCATCTGCAATTTTCAGTGAAACTTTGTCGTTGCCGCCAGTGATATTGATCGCAGCGATCTTCATCAGCAGCAGAGTGATGATTTCAACACAATCGCCCAGCATCATTTGGGCGATGAAATTGTTTGGTTTGCGGACTGGTGCCGCACCCATCGCTTGCATTTGCAATTGGCATTTAGGTTTGCCAATGCTGCTCATGCGCAACGGATCTGAAGTGTCCGGAGGCTTGGTAAGTTGGTGGCGAAGCGCCGTTTTCAACGCTTCACCTGCCTCGTTGATCCATGCGTCCTGAACATCCAGTTGATCAAACTCCCGATTGGATAGTCGATCCGCTGTAAGTAGGAGCGTTGCCTCAAACATTAGGCAACGTCATCAAGATCGTCGTTGAGATCGTCATCCAAACTGTTGTTGATCGCATCTATCGCAGACTGATCGAGTGTTTGGCTCGATAGTGCCGCCTCGTATTGCTTTTTAATACGGGCGTTTTCCGCATTGATGCTATCAGCGAAGTTTTTGATGTGACCCACCACTTCTTCATCCATCGCTAATGGATTTTTAAAATCCGGATGGAAGTTTATGACAAACCAAACCACAGATCCGTTTTTCTGGCGCTCTGCTTTCAGCTCAATGTTGAAATCCCAAGCATTACGACCGTTGGGCAGCATTTTCACAACCTGATCGTTGAACGGATTGAAGTTTGTGCCTTTGGCCATGATGATCGCAGGGATGTTTTTCCATTCAACAACGTCACCAGTTGCCGTTTTCGCCGTACCAGTAACAAGGACGCGAATTTTACGGAAACAAGTGGTGTTTTTGTGGCGCTCTTGGTCCTCTGGGGACATTTCGCGCAACTGAGCGGATGTAGGCTTGCCACAACGGGTCGTTCCCTTTGTGTCTATCGCCTCCTGACCCCAATTTGCAATTTCCACTGACTTACAGGTGACCCGTTTTTCAGTGGGGTCATAAGTCATGTATTGGAAATGGTTTGAAAGTACCCGCACCGTCACTGTTTGTGCGTATGCAGGTGTCTCACCATTCTTAATGGTAAAATGACCCCGGGGCAGGGGATTACCATCATCATCGTCTGCTTGTGAGTTGACGACGAGCTGCGGAAGACGCATTGCGTTTTCGTTTGCAGCAGGTTTCGCAGTCGCACCCATCATAGACGCTAGTGAGTTCAGTTCTTGGCTTGTCGCCATGTCTTGTGTAGCCATATTTAGCCCTTTCATTACAGATAAAGTTTTTTGGTCGCTTAAGAACAAGCTAGGTTTGCAGACTATCATTTTCGGATTCGCCTGTCAATCTATAGTGCACTATATTGTGCATTAAATTTACTACAGAAGCCAGTTATTTCCGGCCTCGATTTCAATCGCCAAGGGTAGGGGGAATTTGTATGCCCACTTATGCTCAACCTCCTTCAGAACACCCGTCATCGCCCATGTCAGGGCATCATGAACAAGGTCCTCTTCATCTGGATGCGTATCTACAACGATTGAATCATGAACGGTCAGGATCAGGAGCGATTTCAGATCCAGTTCCTTGAACCTTCGGTAGGCTCGGACACAGGCCATTTGCACCAAATCATTCCCAAAGCCCTGAACAGGGTAGTTCACCACTTGCGTTGCGTTACTGATCCGACCATTGCCGTAGCGTTTTGCGTTCGGCCAATGATACTGGCGCCCTGACGGTGTTTGAACGATCCCATTACGGATCACACCATCCATCAGTGATTTCTGGTACTTCGCCAGGCCGCTGTAGATGACAAAAAACTGTTTGAAATAATTTTGCACATGCTCAGGTTCACCCATTCCCATGCCACCGTAGAGCGGGGCGAATGTGAATGCCTTGGCTGCCTGACGCAGGTCCTTTGTCACTGCGCTGGGATCAATGCGATTGATGATTGAAGCGGTTTGGCTGTGTACGTCCTTACCGTTTTCGATGTCGTCCATGATCTGGTTGTCTAGTGATAGAGCGCCAGCGACCCTGAATTCCAACCCGCTAAAATCCGCTTCGGTAATGATCCCGCCGTCGAAACGGGAAACAACACATTTGCGGATTGGGAAACCCCGCTTGGGTTGGTTTTGAAAGTTGGGGTTAGACGACGACAAGCGACCTGTAGCTGTCACACATTGATTGAAGTTGGTGTGCAGCAGGCCAGTTGGACGGGTCCAAGTTTGGATGCCTTTGACGAAACTGTCGAGGTACACCGAAACCGCATTTAATCGGCTGATTTTAGTCAAAAACTCAACTGCAAGATCGTTGCCTTTGTCCTGCGCTTGTGCGGTCAAAAGCTTGATGGTGGTTTTGTCACATTTGAACCCATTGATGCTCGCATCTGCTGGTCCAGATGGGACAAGCCTCAACCCAGCCGTAGCTTTTAACTGCTCGTAAAGAGCGCCTTTGCCTGAGCAGGTGGGGCAACGATTTTCGTTTTTGAACGGTTCGCCGTTCTTTTTAAACTTCCGAATTTTGCCCCGGCCATTGCAGGTTTCGCAGCACTTCGCTTGGGTTTTCTTCACCACTTGGGTGGTGCGTCTGACCGTATTGGCGAATTGTGTTTTGGACATCCTTGGAGGCCGCAGGGGCTTACCATTGGCGCCAATCCCAATATTAAACAAACGCTGATGCTCATGACGATCCACAACCATGCGGGAATACACAACCTTCGTCATATCCGCACCGCTATTTAAGTTAATGGGGGTATCGCCCATAACCTGTTCAACGATTTCGTTTAAACGTTTTTCCAGATCCGCTTTTTCGGCTGCAAACTCAGCCTCAACTTCAGACAGCGCAGTTAAATCAACATTGATACCGTTGCGCTCCATCTCGATCAGGCACCGCATCATATCGTTGGATAAATCCAAAATGGAGTTGAGGGATGCGTTTGCCTCCAGCCCAAAATCATCCAGTTGTTTCAGGTAAATTTCACCTGCGGCTTTTACGTCCGCCTCCGCATATTCCAGAACGGTTGCCAGTGGCATCGCTTCAAATCCTGTGCCGGATTTGAATAGGTCATCGACAAGATCACTTTGCTTGCGGGTTGTGTCCCGCCGTTCCGCAACAGCCTTCAGGGATAGTTCGCGTCTTTGACCTTTAGAAAGGACATATTCGCGCAACATTGTGCAATGCACTTGCGGGGGCAGGGTGAACCCCATTTCAGTAAGCCAAAGACTGTCGAATTTGCTATTATGGCAGATAAGGACATCTGCCTCCTTCAGGCACTCCTCCAATAGGCTGCGACAGTCAGGTTCTGGCTTTTCATTGTGGTGAAATACCAGTGAAAACACCTCATCGACCGTATCCCAGCCCAAAAATCCAAAATGGGCTGAGACACAGCGATTATCTGGGTTGAACGGACTATTATCGAATTTTCCATCCATTTTCTGGACGGTTGTTTCAAGGTCCAACACTAACCGCTTCATGACGAATACCGCGATACTGCAGGCTCAATCAGGACGGGGATCGTTCCATGATAGCCGCTCAATTTGTTTTTACTGATGGTCAGGAACCGGGTGTTATCCGGTGCGCCATCTTCGTTGTCGCCGCTGTGTTTACCAATGCCAATGATGAGATCAGCTTCGGCAGCTTTGCCCGTTTTGGACCCTTCAGCCATGCTGAAATCCACTCGCGTTTTGCCTTCAGCGTCTGCAGATGCCTGCGATATACCGATCAATGCACATTGATGTCGTTTGGCCAATTCCCGCAGGCGTCGATAGAGTTCCCTGAACCGCTCATGCGTAGCGTTGTAGTGCCCAGACACCCCAACTTTGTCGGCCTGGTCGATGACCAATACATCGGGTTTCATCTTACGACAGTACCCGTCAATACGATCCAAATCCCAATCTACGACATCCTTCATCTCAAGATTGTCTTTGGCGCAGAAGAACGATTTTACGGCTCGTTTTGGGTCTGCAATGACCTCATGAATATCCATACCCGCTGCGGCTTGATAGGCCCTCAGCATTGTGCGCTCTGTATCTTCTTCGTTTCCGAGGTAGATCACTTTCGCGCCTTGATCGCAGAAGCCGCCGGGGCCAGCCATGAGGGATACCAAAAAGGCGGTTTTACCAGTCTCTGGCCGAGCCAAAAGTACCATGAACTCACCCGGGCCAATTCCATAGACGGCACTGCTGAGGGAGTTGATGTTAAACTGCCAGCGCGATCCATTAGAGGCTCGTTTAAGCAGGGCAGGGAGGTCCTTTGTGGTCGTAGGACCGAAATCGTCCGGCATGTAGTTTTCACCAATGCGCTCGATTAACGATTGCAATAAATTAAAAGCGGAATGGTCACCCTCTGACAAGTTGATGCCAAGGTTTGTGATTTCGCGTCCGATTTCCTTCTGCCAGAGCTTTTTAATGACATCTTGAGCGACATCTGAACTGATGGCATTCGATTTTTCGATGTCATCGATTAGATCGCGGAAATCTGCTTTTTCGGTGTTTGTTGCAACTGGATGATCAGCAATCCAAAGAGAATATAGGTCTTCGGATGTCAGATCATGTTCGTATTTTGCATGTGCCAGACCCAAAATATCATACAGGTCTGCAGCGTCATCTGAAAACAAGCTGCGCTTCAGGCGAGCCTTGTTTGATTTGTAGCTGTCATGGGACAGCAGTGTTTTTAGCAATTGTGTTTCCATCACTTCTCCATAATGCAGAATATAGTGCACTATATATTGTGAGGAGGAAAAAATAAAGCCCCATATCAGGATGGAGCTTCACTTTTTACGAAATGATAGGGGAGGTTTAAGAGCGGGTAGTAAATCCTACCTCATTACCTTCCTTCCAGAGTCTGTCGAGTTCTTCTTGCGCTACTCCTTCAGCAGTAAAGACTTCTTCAGCATCTACCGGGTTTCCGTTTTCATCGCGCAAGCTTCTGATCCAAGGTAGCTTCTTTTTCATTTCTAAAGAACCCTTACGATTTGTCCCCATCGCTTTGAATAAGGTGGTCAGCTCTGCAGTTGTGACATGAAATTTCCCAGTATCGACTGTCAGGCGATAGTTTTTGCCTTTTTTGGTTTTGATATCGACGACCTTCTCGCGGACAACCATTTTGCCACCTTCCGATGCGATCACTTTGGATTTATCAATGGGTTCAAGGTCGCCTTCTGCGTTAATCTCCAAACCATCGTCTGCAAGTTTTTCTTCAAGCTGCTTCATGTGCCGCTGCTGTGCTTCGGTGTCCCCGGCGCCAAGCTTGGTCTCTACATAGTCTCGATAACGCTTGGCTTGCTCTTCGGGCATGAAATCCGAAGCCATGATTTCCCAATCGGCTAAGTCGTTCGATATGCCTTTTAGGTCTCCCAACACAAATTTTCGTTGGATTTCGATATGCAATGGATCGTTCGTCTCGTCGTACTCATAATCCAATTGCAAACCGCGAAGTGTACGAAGAAAGCGATAGTAGATGTCATCCATACCACCGGAATATGCCAGCGTCTGATTTTTTACTGAGCGCAAGCGCCCATTTTCTTCATCCATATAAAAGCCTTGCTTATCAGCCATATGCATGAGTTTGTTAAACAACTTTTTATCTTCGCCCTTAAGCCCAGCTCTTGGATCGCTGTTGAAGTTTTCCTCTGACCACTTCTTTTTCCATAGCTCTTCAAGGCGTACGAATTGTGACTTGGACATTTTTTCATTGGCGCCGCGGCCACCCCGGAATGTGATGTTTTTAATATCACCTGTAGATCCGCGACGGTCCTGCAGTTCAGCCTGGATAGGTTCATCACTACTACCTGATGCAGTGATTTTTGCTTCAGGTAGTTCAGCATTCATTTTACGCGCAATGTCTTCGGCAGCCTCTTTCCATAGCTGTTCGAGGCGGGCGACAGTTTGGAATGAACCATCCACCTCAAAATCCGCAACCATTACACCTCGGTATTGCTTTCTAGCCATAACCGTTTCGCTCCTCACTCATCCCAATTCTTTATTGTTCATTATTAGGGATTGTATTTGTTTTACCGTTAGCTCTTTCAGGTCGGTATTTGTGACCCGTACGGAAACATTGCCTCTTAATTGCCTCGTTAGTGCGACAGCTTTAGATGCTGCATCATTGTCTAGTACGATATATGATTTATCGTATGACTGTAAAGCATTTTTTAGTGCACTAGTTATTGTAGTGCCCAGTAATGCAACGCCTGTGTAATCGCTTATTCTGGCGATTGAGCAGGCGGATGCGGCGTCTTCTACAACAATTGCAGTGCGCCCTGTGCCGACATGGATACCAGAGCTTGTGTCACCGTAGGTCATCCATTTTGGTGTGCCGCGCTCAAGCAAGCGCCCAACTGCTCCGGTCTGATCGCGGTTGAAAAACAGAACGCGATTTTCCTTTGGCGCATATCTAATCCGGATCAGGCCTTTTTCGGCTGCTTCGACGGAGTTGACGGATGCCAGGTATTGGCGCACCGGAGCATAGTTGAACGGATCACCGGTAATTTTAGGGATAGGGTAACCGCCAGTCTTGCGTTTGGTGTTGTCATCACCAGCAAGGTAGGCTTTGGCGCCGTTAATTGATCTTTGGCCATTGTAACATCCCTTGGCAGTACAGGAGGCGCGAAAGCAATTCCATAAGATGGTACCGGACACAAGGTGTGAGATTGTGAATTTTTTGTGACCACCGCAGAACGGACAATCAATCGTCCTGTGTTCACCTTCAGGCACTCGTACCTGTTTCACTGTGTTGAGTTGTTCACCATATGAAAACATTTTCTCACCTGTTAACCCTCATGGTCCTGAAAAATCCTTAGTGCACTAAGGTCTATGGTCTCCTGAAAACTTGTTACTGTGTGATGTAAAAAGCCCCACCAGCCTGGAGAAAAACTGGTGGGGCAGGGATGCCCTCAACGCTGGGAAGGAGAGGAAAACCAGCGGAGAGCGGTGGTGCAGTTGGTCAAGCTGCAGTCAACCGATCATAGTCGTAGGTCTCTTCAAAGATCGCTACGATTTCGTCTGGCAGTTCGTCGATATGATACGATTGGTTTTCGCCATCGATATATTTGCCCCCATACTCAAGCCCACCAGTGGACAGGTAATATGCAATCACCATCAACCCCTGATCGATCAGTTCATCGTAGGCTCCGAGGGGTGCCGCCCATGGGGATTCAAATTGCATCTCCAGGCCATACCAATTTTCACCAAGATTGCCTGCGTCATAGAGCAGGGGTTCTTTGTCTTGAACATCCCAACTAGTGCCCCAGGTGTCGTTGGCGCTCTTCGTCGCCTCCTTCGACAGTGGTTTGATTGTTTGCAACAGGGTTCGATCCCTTGCGGCTTGCGCTAGGATCGCAAGATTGTCGTATGGTCCCCAGACCGTTAAAATATTATCAACCATTGATGGCATAACGCGTACCTCCGTTTGAAGTGTGTGATGTAGGGGCATCGCAGCCCCCACAATAAACAGTGGATTGATCCCAATACGCTGCGGCGGTGTTTGCCCAATGCTGACGCATTTTGAAAAACACTCGGTTAGATCCGCAGTTTGGGCAGTTGTGGCGGGCGTATCCTGCAAACTTTTTCATTACGCTGCACTCCGTCCGTAGAAGAAGTGTGTCATGACAAGTTTGGCCACCTGGCTTTGACGGATTGCCAATGTCTCAGCAACGTTGTCTTCAGCCTCTGAGTTGCGTACAGGGAATGCATCGTCATCAGTGCAGAAGCTGGCTAGGCCAGACATCACCGCAAATTTGCTTTTGCCGTAATACTGAACCTCTTCATCAAAGATGTGATCGCAAATTTTAACCGCTTCATTTTCGGACAGCATGCGCCCTTTGCCCATCATCAGAGCTAACTCTACCTGCTCATGGGTAACGGATGTTTTCATCATCTGTTGCAGGCAATCAATGCGCTCCGCAAATTTGCCGTTCACCCACTCACCGATGTGATCAATGATGGCCTGTGCGTTCCAAGCCCCTTTGTGGCGCTGCGCTATGCTTGATGAAACACCCAGATTGATCAGGTTTCCGCTGTCTAAATCGCGCGCTCCGATGCAAACTTGAGTGGATAACTTCAGATCGTTTTTCCAGCTCACATTGAGACCAAGATTGGTTTTGCCCGTACCGTTTGCAATTTCAAAGCTGTACCCCGGGATGTCGATCATGCACTGGCTAAATGCGCCACTGCGTCCAGCAAATCCCTTCATTTCATGTCCTACAAGAAATGAGGGGGGTAGGGCGGCTTCTAGGCCCGCCAATGTAGCGTTGTGGCATTGCTCATTATCAATGATGCGATACCAATCTGAACTGACCGCGTCCAATACATCCATAGTCTCTGGATTAATGATGTAGGCATCTGGGACGCCTCTCTTTTTAGGGACAAAACGAGTAAGGCGGGTGCCTGGAATGCGCCAAACTGCTTCGGTCATAGCAAGTTTGAAATCCAATCCTGTTTCGCTGAATGGCATCCAATCAACTTTCGCTGATAGGTCCTCGTCTGTCTGAAGAAAGAAAAATTCTTCCGCACTCATCACATCTTCGTTGTGCTGAAGATTAAGTGCCTTCGTAAGTGCTTCTGCTGCTGCGAAGTCTTGTTGCTTAGTATGTGTCGTCATTTGGTTTCCTAACATATTTTGTTTCGATTTCTGGATGAGCTAGATACTGATCCATGACCATCAACATAGACATCATAAAGCTACTGTCAAGCCATCGCTTACCTAGTGCACTATAAAAAATCGTAAAAAATTGATTAAAACCCCAATAAAATATGAAAAATATGCCCTGAAAAAAATTTAGGAGGCATTTCGCCCCCTAGGTTTTGCGATACTTCTCGCGATGCACTTGCCGCAGATATAAGGCCTCTTGATGCAATTTTCGCAAAAGTTCCTCTTCTGGGTCTCGCAGTTTGTTTAAACGGTCCAGCGATGCAGGACGCTGTATATTACCCATGCGCCACCTCGCTGTAGTTAGCCCGTTTTTGCTGTGCGCGTTCCGCCATGGTGGTGGATGGTAACACATAGGTGCTAATGACCTGACGAGACCGATGTCCAGTGATGGTTCGGATTTCATCCTCTGTGCATCCGCTATCGCCGAGCATGGATGCGCCACTACGGCGAAGGTCTGAAACTTTCAGGTCATCAGGCAGTCCGGCCAATTTGCGAATGTGATCTGCTTTTTTGCGCAGAAGGCGCTCGCTGAAAGGCTCACCACTGCGCTCATATATAATAATGTGTGCGTCTGGGTTCTGATTAGACGCAGCCCGCAGTTGCTCAATGCGAACCTTTAAGTGATCAGGCGCAGGTATTCTGATGGCGGTGCCAGTTTTGGCTTGAGTGAAAGTAAAGCTACCGCTGTTATAATTGCTCCAACGCATTTCGCGACAATCTACAGGGCGCTGACACAGCTCATAGGCCATCGAGGCGAGTGTGCCGAGACTTGCCATGCCATTTGCATCGGCTGTTGTAACAAATGTTCTAACATCACTGTCTGACCATCTGGTTGTGCGGGCAGGGGGTGTTGTTAGTTCAATGGAGCCAAATGGATTGCGGTTGATCAGTTCCAAGCGAGTTGCGTTGCTGAAAACCACAGAAAGCAGCTTCATGATACCCAGCGCATGATGTTCTGAGTATTGTGATGCAATCGCTGAGTATAGCTGCTCTGCATCCATAACTTTAAAGTCATTGACGGATCTGCCGCCCATGATCTTTTGTGCAGCCTGCATGTTGCTCATGTAAGTGCGCTGACTTTTGGGTTTGAGCTTGCGCCACTTGCTTGAGGTCACATAGGCATCCCAAAGAGTGCAGAAAGTCATGCATTGATCGACCCGAATGTGGGTCTCGCCAGCTTTGAAGGCTTTGAAGGCTTCATCAGCGGCGATTGCAGCATTGATGGCACTGATCCTGTCATCAAATTGCTGGTACTTGTATCCAAGCTTGTCCCGCAGGGTTTTGCTTGGATCGAAGGCATAAACCTCCCGTCCATTTGGTAAGGTTTTGTGCCGGAAATGTTTGATATTGGTCATTGGTCGCTCCGACTAGATACAGACTGATACGATATGCTTTTAGATGCCATTCGTCAACGGCTAGTGCACTATAAATTCTCGATAGCATCGAAAATTACTCGCGCGTCAAGCGCATAATAACACAATATATATGGATAAAATGAAATTCAGCTTTAGAATTTATACCACATAGAGTCTGCAGTAAAAAAATACTATACAATAATAAGTGCACAATAAAATTCTTGTTTTACTGCTCAAAATCATGGGATTCTTTCGTCATCGGCTGAACCTGACCAGTTCGCAACAAAGCCGATTTTGTATCTAGCGAAAGGAGGCCCCAAAATGGGCTACATTAATCTGACTCTAAAATCTCGAAATCAAAAAGTAGGCAAAGTTCCTGTATCTACATCCGGCAAACAAACTTGCCCGGACACCTGCCCATTAAAAGAGAGCGGCGCATGTTATGCCGATGGTGGTCCGCTTTCATTATTTTGGGAAAAGGTGACAAAAGAACAAGCCGGGACCGACTATAACAGTTTTGTTGATGCTGTCCGGGGTTTGCCTGATGGGCAGTTTTGGCGTCACAATCAAGCCGGGGATTTAGCACCCACAAAAAGGGACCCCAACACAATCGACGCACCCGCACTTGTGAAATTGGTAGAAGCCAACAAGGGCAAAATGGGCTTCACATTCACCCATTACGACCCCATCAAAAACTTGATGAACGAGTTTGCAATTCATACTGCAAACAAAAACGGATTTACGATCAATCTATCCGGCAACAATGTTTTCCATGCTGATGAACTGGCAAAGACAAAATGCGGTCCGGTGGTTTCCGTATTGCCGCTTGAATACCAACGCCAGGGCAAAGGGAAAGAATTCACAGAAAGCCTGGACGCATACAAAGCAAGGCTGGCGGATCTGCCCAAAACGACACCCGCAGGCAATCGCATTGTTATATGCCCGGCCACCTATAATGAGAATATGTCCTGCAATGATTGCCGCTTATGTGCAAAGGCCAACCGCAAGACAATCGTCGGCTTTCCTGCTCATGGCAGATCAAAACGCAAAGCGGACGCAATTGCGCAGGAGGTGGCGTAATGGAACAAGAGATTTT